CTGTTGTATTTCCACCTAAAGCACCACAACCTACCGCAACATTTTCGTCTCCCGTTTGATTAGCACCTAAAGCACTATATCCAACAGCAACATTTTTACATCCTTCTGTATTAGCAAATAGAGATGTAAAACCAGAAGCAACGTTGTGAGTACCTGTAGTGTTAGCTTTTAAAGCTAATGAACCAACTGCTGTATTTCTGCAACCTGTACTAGTTGCTAAAGCACAAAAACCCATAGCTGTACTATCAGAAGCTGTAGTATTAGAAACTAAAGCATCTTTTCCAACAGCTGTGTTGTTGTTTGCTGTACTATTAGCATTTAAAGCATTTTGTCCAAGTCCAGTGTTATTATCTCCTGTAGTATTTGATTTTAAAGATTGAAATCCCATAGCTGTGTTTTGACAACCCTCTGTATTTAAACACATTGATAAAGAACCAACTGATGTATTTTTACATCCTATCGTGGTAGCACACATTGAATTAAAGCCAATTGCAGTGTTGTTATCTGCTGTGGTATTATCACCTAACGCTTCTTGTCCAACAGCAGTATTATTGTCTCCTGTGGTATTTGCTGTTAAAGTAAAAGCACCTACAGAAGTATTTTTAACCCCCTCAGTATTAGCATCTAAAGAGCCACTACCTACACTTACATTAAAATCTCCTGTTGTATTCAACCTCATGGAATTTAAACCCATAGCAGTGTTATGTGAAGCTGTATTTAAAAGTAAAGAATCATAACCAAAAGCACTGTTTCCTGTTCCTGAAACATTGGCACATAATGAATTTCCACCAAAAGCAGAGTTAGTTGCACCTGTTTGATTTTTACATAGAGCTTGAGCACCAAATCCTGTGTTATTAGATGCTGAAGTATTTGCAGCTAAAGATAAATAACCTACAGCAGTGTTGGCACTACCTGTACTGTTTCTTAATGTATCAGTACCAATTGCAACATTTTTAATTCCTGTTTGGTTCACACACATAGAATCAAGTCCAATGGCAATATTGTTACTAGCTGTCGTGTTTGCAGTTAAAGCATTTTTTCCTAAAGCTACGTTATTTGTTCCTGATGTGTTAAGACCTAAAGCACTATCTCCTACTGCTGTATTATTATGAGCTGTGTTTTTTCTAAGAGCCTGATAACCAACAGCTACGTTATTAGAACCTGATACGTTACTACACAATGCACTTCTTCCTATGGCAACACTTGTTCCGCCTGTAGTAGTTTTACACATGGCATCACAACCGATTGCAACGCTAGCATTACCTGAAGTATTAGCTATAAGTGAGTTTACTCCAACTGCAACATTAGTTGAGCCTGTCGTGTTGTTTTCCATAGCATTTAGACCAATAGCAGTATTACAACCAGCTGTATTACATCTTAGTGAATCTTGACCCATAGAGGTATTAGAATTAGAAGTTTGATTTGCAAATCCTGAACGTAAGCCAAAAGCAGTGTTACCACCACCTGTTGTGTTAGCACAAAGCGAACAACTTCCAACAGCTGTATTAAAATTACCTGTCGAGTTTTTACATAAAGCACTATCTCCAATAGCAGTATTTGAAGAACCAGAAGTAAGGCATCTTAATGATAATGCACCTACCGCAGTATTACAACCGCCTGAAATTGTACCATTACCACATATAGATAAATGACCAATCGCTGTATTTCTATCATCATCAACATTATTATATAAAGCACCACAACCCACCGCTACGTTGTTTGTTCCTATTGTGTTAAGAACAAGTGAATTATATCCAACAGCAACATTAGTTGAAGCTGATGTATTTGAATTTAGTGCATTAGTTCCTAATGCTGTATTTTTAGTTCCATCAATATTTGTTCTTAAACTTCCTCTACCAACTGCTGTATTTTCTGCTCCTGTGGTATTAGAACACAAAGAAAATATACCAACTGCTGTATTTTCTGAAGCTGTTGTATTAGAAAGTAAAGAATTTACACCAATTGCTGTATTACCAGCACCCTCTGTGTTAGATATTAAAACATTTTTACCTAGACCTGTATTACATGAACCTGTAGTGTTAGAAAATAAAGAACTATGACCTACAGACGTATTACAATTTCCTGTCGAATTAGTGTCTAATGCTTGGTAGCCAACTGCCACATTATCTGATGCTGTAGTGTTAGCATTTAAAGCACAAGAACCCACTGCTGTGTTTTGTGTTCCTGATTGGTTAAGTAATAAGGCTTCTTGACCTATAGCTGTATTAGAATCACCTGTATTAGTTCTAAGAGCATCTTTGCCCACTGCTACGTTGCACGACCCTGTAGTTAAAGTACATAATGTTCTATGACCTATACCAATGTTATTGTCTCCTGTAGTAACATTTTCAAGTGATTGATTCCCAACAGCTGTATTTTGGATACCACCAGCTTGTACTGATTCTAAAGCTTGATTTCCTAATGCAACATTTGATGTTCCTGTAGGATAATTACCATCTAGTTTGATTGTTCCACCATCTACATCTAAGTTTCCATTAATATCTACTTTTCCTGTTCCATTAGGTGCAATAACAATATTACCATTTGAAACTGAAACTATTTGATTTCCATTAACATCTAAATTCCCACCAAGCTGAGGAGTGGTATCCGACACAACATCTAATGCACTATCTGTAAAGTTTATTGTATTGGCAGATGTATCTACTGTTGCAAAAGTTATATCGTCTGAGCCATCAAAAAATTTAATTGATAAAGAGTTAGAACCAGCATTTGTTGTATCTAACCAAAGTGTTCCTGTTGTTGCACTAGCTGGTCTTGATGTTCCTGAGTGCATAGAATTTAAAGCACTAAAACTATCATTCATTGTAGTTCTAAATGTACTAAATGCTTGGTTATTGATTGTAATTTGTGATACTTGTGCCATAATATTAAGTAATTATTTGACCTACTCCTTTTGCAAAAAAATCAAATGTTCTGTTTATACTTGTACCAGACGAATTAAAAAATTCAATAGTAAACCCAGATGCAGTTTTATTTGTTATTGTAAATGTGTCTCCTGTTGCCATGTTTTGTCCAGATATATTTAATGATGGGCTTGAAGCAAAGGCAGAAGCATAAGTAATATTCCTGCCATTTGTAAGACTTGCTATATCTGCACCAGATTCAGTTCTTTCTTGCAAACTAGCTGTAATAGATAATTGAGTTATTAATTGTCTAGCTTTATTATCAGATGAAGTAAATGAAACTCTGAATTTAAAGTACCTACCAATATATTCTCCTGTGTTAAATGTAGTAAATGAACTGTAAGTTACATTATCATCACTTGTTGAAATTTGTAATATTGAATCACTATTTTGTGTAGCTGTACCATCAAATGGGTCTGGTGTTCCAGCATCTATTAATGTAGAAGAATTTGGTCGCCCTGTATCTATATATTCTGCAACTTGATCTGTTGTTTGTATAACATTTGCATCAAACTTAGCTTTTAATTTACCTGAAAAAGTAATTTGATTATTAAAAGCATAAGTACCAGAACTTTGAACTGTTGTACTAGGGTTGCCAAGTGTTCCTGATGCTGTAAGTCCTAAATGATTAACTGAGTTAATACTTGCAACTTCTACATTTGTTTTAGTACCAGAAAATGCAGTATGTTCATTTATTGTAGTTTGATTAACATAGTTTGCAGTTGAGATACTTGATTTAATAACTGTTTCTACGAGTGATAAATTACCGCTTTTGTCTACAGCTTTTATTAAATAACTACCAGCTTGAAAAGGTACTGTTGCTGATGTACCTGGTCTTGCAATTTTACTAACAATAGTTTTTGATTTAGCCCATAATGGATTAACAATATTAGAAGTATATTTTATAATGTAATAAGATAAATCAAGATCAGTTACAGCGTCCCAAGAAAGAGTTGCTGTAGTTCCTGTAACATTTATAGAAAAGTTTTGAACATTAGATGGCGGAGTAGTATCAGATGTTGTATGTGTTCCATTTAAATAATTAGATTTTGCACCAGCACTATTAACATATCTAACTCTTACATGATAAAGAAAATTACTTTTAACATTTAATACTTCATACTTTGTTTGTTTTCCTGTTCCTACACTTGTATAATTTACACCATCTTCTGAAACTTCTACTTCTACATGGTCAAAAAAAGAATCAATGGTTGAGAAATCTCCTAGCTGAATTATAAGTTTTGTGATTACAACACCATCATTGTGAAATGTAAGTTCATCAGTAATTGTTAAATATTCAGAGAGTGTGCTTATATCTACTGTTTTAGTTATATTAGGTAAAGTTGTATCTGGTATTGTTGCTATAGGATTTTTAGTATTAAAATCATAAAAGTTATTTTGATGTTCAAACAACTGAACATTTACAGTTAAATCTTCGTTTATTTCTAAACCTAACACTCTAAATGGCTTAGCATTAAAACCACCTGATGGATATGTAATTGCAACTATATCTCCTATTTCTAATTCTAAAAATTCTGATGTTAGAGTTAATTGTATTTGTAATTGTTGTCTTGATCTTCTAAGGATTACTTCACATAAAGCTTCTGCATTATAAGTATTAGTTACATTAGGAAATTGAAAGTTACCCTCTAGCAAAGTATTATTATCTGCTGATAGCATAGTTGCGTGTTTAAATTCTGTTGCAACATTAGTGTCATCTGCTGGTGGAAAAGTTACAGTATCATTTTGCCAATTCTTATATGGGTTTACATAAGTTCCAATAACACGATTGTATTTGTTATTTTTTCTTTCTCCAATAACTTTAGCACCACCAACTACATTATCTTCTGTAATAGTTTTAAATGCTGTGCCTGTTCCCTCTACTTTAAGTTTGTATTGACCATTATTATAAGTAAATAAAGACCTCATAGGGTTTAATAATTTCTTTACATTATCTATAACTTTTTGACTTGTATCTAAAACAGAATTACTTTCAAATTTAATAATTTTAGGAATGACATCTGATACAACTTTACTACTAGTGAAATTTGCAGATAAACTTTGACTATTAGTTCCACCACTTACTCTCCAAAAAAAATCTAAATTACTACTTCCAGCATTATCTCCAAAAATAATAATAATAGGATAAACTGAACCACTAACTAAAGTTTTACTTCCATCTTTAGGTGTATTTCCATGTAAGCCTCTATTATTAACAACCATTTTAGTGTCTCTGTTAGCTTCTATTTCTTTTGATAAATTATCTACTGTTTGACTTGCATCTCCAATATAAACAGCAGAACCATCATCAGAGTTAGTTTGAAATATAAAACTTGCAGAACTAGGTGCTGTAAAATAGCCAGAATATTTTTGTGATTTAAAATTTGCTGTAGTAACGCCAATAATACTTGTTACAGTTGCTGTTGAAATTACAGACCTGTTTAAAAAAAAACTTGGATAGTCTCCATGATAACCATTATAATCTTCTCTATATAATCCAGCGACTTCTGTTACACTTGTTGTTCTTGGTTGAATTAAAGTATCTGCTTCTGTTGCAACTGTTTGAAAAGAAGCAAAGTTTGTTTCAAATGCACTATCTGGTAAACCTTTTCCATATCTAGTGTTTCTTAAATAATCTAATAATACTAATGCAGAGTTTGGTGTCCACTTTGTAGAACTATCTCTAGGGTCAAAAACTTTTTTACCTTTTAATGTTACTCTTACTTGTGGAATATTACTAAAAGCATCTTTATCCCAAGTAAATCTAAAAGCCAAATATGCAACTCCACTTAATTTATGATTAGACGACCAATTTGTAGAATTAGTTAATATAGAAGATGCTGATTGTGTATCTTTTCCATTAAATGCTTGTATTTGTATATTGGAAGCATTGTTTTTATAAAAAT